TATTTGCTATAATATTATGATCACATAATGACATCATACACATATCTACATAGTTAGAATTACCTTCGCTATAGAAAACATTTTCGCCAACAATTGATTCTTTACACCAAGCTATATCATCAGAGAATACTAAAACTTTAAAATATGGAAATTTTTCTAAGAAAATTGATATTGCTTCATTATAATAATCCAATGTTAAATTTAAAGAAGATACTTGTAAATAATCTCCTCTTCGAACATGTAATGCCACAATTGGATATTGTTCATTATCTTTAATAATATCTAAATTAGATTTTGCTTGTTTGAAAATATCTGATTTAAACTTAAAAATATCTAATAAATCAGATCTATATTCATGCCAATAATGATATAGATGAAACCAACCTTGTATATCCCAATTTTGTTTCGGATCTAATGTAAATACTTCAGAATCTAATACAATATCTTTAACTGTATATACGCCGTTAACTGGATCTTGTGTATTATAGAAATGTAGTTGGTGATTTAAATCAAATGCATCAAATAATTTCACTCCGCGGAATTGATGAACGTATTCTTCAAACAAACGTATTTCAGAATTTAATTTTCGAGATACTGCATATAATCCTGCATACTGTCCCATTTGTGAACCAAATTGAGGGCCTATAGATAAATTGGTCTTTGTTATATAACTCATTTTGAATAACTCTTTTATAATAATAAATATAATGAATTATTTTTTAGAACCATAATAATCAACTAACTTTTGTACAATATCATTAATTGAATACTTACATTGATATCCAAAATTTGTTAGTTTCGTAGTATCTAAATATGAATTTTTAACTTGAACTACATTGTGAAAATGCGTAGGTTCAATTTCTATAATATTTGATTTCGAATTAGCTACTTCAATAGCTTTTTTAATAATATTCAAAAACAAATATGGCTTTCCGCTTCCTATGTTAATAATTTCATTAACTGGACCTTTTTCTATACAATGTTTCATTGCTCCGGCTACATCATCAACATATATGTAATCGCGAAGGACATTTCCGCCATAATATAAATGTACATCTTGACCTTCAACAATTTCTTTAATTAAAAACTGCAATGCATTTTTCTTTTTAGAAATTTTAGAATCGCCTTCGCCTAATACATTAGCTAATCGAAAGATACGATATTTGATGCCATATGTATTGCAAAAACTAATAATTAATTGTTCTGCACATCGTTTCGTGATAGAATAGAAACCTGTCGGATTACAAGCTAAATCATCTTCTCGGAAAGGCGTTTTATCATTTTGACCATATACAAACCAAGAACTAACAAAATTAAACGTTGCGTTTGGCCGCGTTTTAAGGTGATCTAACACATTCAACAGTACTGTTAAGTTTGTATCCACATCGATGTGTAAATCTGTATGTATGTTATAATTATCTATTGTACTAATGAAATACAATATGTTATCCGTTTGTGGTTTATAATCATCTCGATCGTTAACTACTATTTGATCATTAAACATTTCACAAAATCGGCTTCCAATAAATCCATGGGCGCCAAATACATTAATTTTTTCCATATTATATTTCATTTAATAAATTTATCATTGATTGAGTTGATGGATGACGTTTACCGTGGAATCCAAATGTTTGCGTTAAATCAAAAGGACATTCTGCAATAACTGATTCTAAGGAAAATTTCATTGCAACGCTGACCGGAGCAAATGTAAATCCTTGTTCTCGTAAATACTTATTTTGCGTTACTCCTATAGTCCAATCATCGTGGCCTGGTTCTGCTATTATAGTTTTACAAAAATCAATTAATTTTTTACTCCTAATACAAAAACCACCATTACCAACTCTTTCTGTAGTTTGTTCTATCGGCCCGGGCCATGGTGCACCAATATAATCATATTCTAGAAATTCATCTGACCATAAATGCGGATTAATAACAAAACCATCATCGTGTATCATCATAGCAAAATCGCCATCGACGTATTCACTTAAATTATTCATTACAAAATCGCTATATTGATCGCGTCCATGAAATTCTGGTATCTGTATGAATTCAATATCATCAGTTAAATTATTTGGAATTCTGTTAGATAATATCTTTTTGTTTTTAAAATTAATTTCTTTAGAACTATATTGCAATGCACGAACAGACATTTCCGGTGCGTGTGTGTTTATTGACATTAATGTTACATTTGTTAAATTAATCATATTTCTCTAATAATTTAATTTTGTTTAATGCTTGTTCATCTAATTTTCCATGAAAGCCAAATGTATTTTCTAAATTATATTCACATTCTGGTATCGCATGTTCTAATGAAAATTTCATTGCAACATCTATAGGTGCATATTTACAACCATACATTTTAAAGAAATCGTAGTATGTATTAGTTACTACAGTATCATTATGATCATCTGATTTAGGAAGCGATTGTTCCAAATTCATAAATTTTTTACTTTTTAAAACAAATCCGCCGTTGCCTACTCGATTCTTCGAACACCAATCCAATGCTGGCCATGGTGCACCAATATAATCATATTTTAAAAAATCATCTGACCAATGTTGTGGATTGATAATAAACCCATCATCATGAATTGATAACATATATTCATTATCAATGAAATCTGATAATTTGTTTAATGCAAACCAATTGATTGTCTGATGCGTTAATTTTTCAGTTTGAATATATTGAATATGATCTGGTAAATTAGCTGGTTTGTAATGTGCAAATAATTTTATTGATCCAAATTCTATATGTTGCGAACTATGTATTAATGCCTTTACACTTTGTTCAGGATTGACACAGTTAATAGATATTAAATCTACATTTAATAATTTTTTCATAGTTTTTCAAATATATTAGTTATATAATAATTTTCAATTTCTTTTTGGTTAACGGTACACCCATATGCTGGTTGTATACCATAACAATTTCTGACAAACATCGGTACTTGATCAAGTAAATTCATGTATACTGTCATTTGTCCTTCATCCCAATGATTGAAAAAAAGTTTTTGTGATTCTCTAAAAAATTCCGTCGTTGAAATAAATAAATTATTACAAAAATATGGAGCTTTATATGTATCTAAAAAATAATCATTTGGTTCTAATAATTTTTCGATATTATTTTCCGCATGTTTTGCTAAGAACATATTGTAATCATATGAAAATCTACCTGGATGTAAACCTTTTGCTAAAAACATATACCACGGATGATTTGTATTCTTAATTGGATTATTCATATCAACGAGTTTCCAATACTTTTTATCATCCCAATGATCCATATTTTTTACAGCATTATATACTGCATGATGATTACACCCCCAAATATCCGGAACGACATTATCTTTTAAGAAAATTTCATGTACTTTTGATGTTTCTGCTTCGTTTAAAAAATCTTCAATAAATAAACCTAATGATGGGATACCATTAGATAATGTAGGTGCTAAAACACCTATATCTGGTCGATCAACAACTGATACATTTTCTATCATGAAGTCCCAAACATGACGATTGATAAATACATCATCATCCCATTTACATAAATAAGGATATTCAGATTGAGTTGCAATAGTAACCTTATCCATATATGTATCAGATTGCATTGCTGCGACTGATACATTGATGCCAGATTCGATTACAGGATATAATAACTCATTCCATACTTCTTCATTTTTTTCATGGAAATACACAACAAGATGTACTTTTTGTTTGTTTTCAGATTTAATATTAGAAAATTCTTTCAATGCAGCTTTAACAATCGGCAATCTATATTGGCTTTCTGAACTGTTAAATAAATTAATTTGTATCATAAGTATGAATATTTTAAGTTTAAATTTAATGCGCGAATAAAATAGTTTACATTTGAACCAGTGCAACATAATAACATGTTAACTTTAGCTAATAGGTATGCTTCAATAATCACATCCTCACCAATATAATATTTGCTACATTGATATGAATTATGATAATGCAAAGGCGATTCTGATATACTTCTAAATGTTACATCATATTCGATAACTTTATCACCAAATGCGTGTTTAATACAATCAACTCTATATTGTTCATCAGATGCTATAAAGATATAATCATAATCATCAACATATTTTGAAATTTGTTCGATATAGTATGACATATTTTTTTTATCCGGATGATCGGTACCTCTGCAATGAACTCCTAATATTTTCTTATCTTTAAAATTTTGTTCATAAAATGCATCAATCTTTTGTTGAACGTGTGGGAGTAAATGTACATGTTTTGTTATAATATCATGATATTCAGATCTGCGTTTTTCATATACATCTGGTGTTAAAAGAATATCTCGAAATTCACTGAATTCATCATGTAATAATCCAACTTCTGAACTTATGCTCATCGGCATTGTATCAGTATGAGGTTGTTTAAAATAATAGTCCCATACATTATCAATACCTTGTTGTTTGTACATTTCTTCATCGAAATAACAAGATTCCCTTCCGAACCAAACATAATATTTATCATCGGGATAATGATACATTGCTCTAATCGTTTGCCATATAAATGCAAACATTCCAGAATTGTGTTGAGTGGGGTGTAATAATCTATACATATTTATTTATTATAATAAATTTTTCTTTATTTTCAAATTAAATTTTTAAGAAATTTTTCAAATATTTGATCATTGTTATATGCATATTGTTTTGCTAATTCAAAATTCCGTTGTATTGCATCTTTTCGAGATTCATAATCAAAATCTGTTAATGTGACAACAATATCATATAATTCATCAACTGTATTAAATGTAATAATACCATTCATATCAAAAAATTCTGAAATATTATCACATCCGTTATAAATCGGAATAGTACCAGTTAAAAAACAGTCTAATATTTTTTCTGTAAAATAGTTATCATATTTACCATTTTCTATCGTAACTGAAAATTTATAATCTTGTAATCCTTCAATTTTGCCGATGATATCTTTGATGCCTCGACCATAAAAATCAATTGGTACTGATTTTGACATTAATGTCTGTGCACAATTGACACGGAATTGATGTCCGTCTGTCATCATTTTATTTGATGTAATAAATGATATCAATTTTGTTTTATCATAAATTTTATATAAAGATTCATCTTGCAATAATGGATATTCTTGTGAATGTACACTTTTATTTAAAACTGCTTCATATCCGCCGTTTCTAAACATAGCATTAGGTAATTTTAATAATTCTGAATCAAATGTTAAGATTCTATCAAATTTATCAGAATTTTGTTTTACTGCATCATATACTTCATGTTGTTGCAACAAATGCGGAGCTTCATGAATATCAGCAATAATTTTACCTCGATTAATTTTTATATCACCATTTATAAATTTAATGATATCCATATCTTGAATCAACGTCATATCAAATTCGCCATCAGTCAATCCATATACATATGAAAATGTTTTAGGTATACTATTTCGTTCTCTAAAATCGCCAATAACATTTACTTGAGGTAATTTTATCGGAGGCAATGTTTCTGCATATTTTTTTCGATTTCGTATTTCAATTTCATATTGCTCATTCTCTCGGCTTTCGCGCTCATGAGTTCGACTTTGATTTGCGTTGCTATGATTATATGTATGTGCATAAAAATCAATAAGTTTTATTTTATCTTTTGGACACATTTCTAAGAAAGGAAACTGAAATGCTAAATCAGATGCGTGCCAATAATATTCTCCATCTGTTAAGGAACGCATTTCGTTAGATGGTAATGATTTAAATAAAAAACCTCGATATGTTCTCATATGAGATGTGCGCCAAAGATCTTTTCTATATAATTTATGTTCATGAACGAAATCATCAAATAGTGTCGATTGTGGGTATGGTAATGTTGGTTCGGCATCAAATCCATTCCAAACGATAAATCCTCCGTAAGTCATCCAACAATCATGTTGATTATAAAATGTATTTAGTTTATCTAACACCGTTTCATCATATAACCAATCGTCACCATCTAGATGTATAACAATGTCATCATCATTTAAAAATTCTTCTCGATGTTCAAAATAATTATAAGTTGCACCTTTATTTGTTTCATTATTAATAATAGTCCAATTTGGTAAATCTCCTACTATCGAAACTACTTGATCATATGTATTATCAGTAGATGCATCATTAATATATAAAACTTCATAATTCGTATATGTTTGATTTAATATACTAGCAAGATTATATTCTACCCATTCTGCATTGTTATATGATGGTGTTATTATTTTAAATTTATTTTGTTTTTCCATGTTTCGATGTTATAATATTGATTATAATTTTGTTTTGCTACGTTACTACATTCCAAATAAAAATCTGAATCTGTTTTTAATTTATTTGCTAAATATACAGCTTGTTCAATATCACTAACATCAACTGATAATTCTGGGTGGCAAATTCTTTGCGTATCTACTTTATTGTTACCTATACATGGAATTCCGAAATATGCACAATTCAAACTAAATGTTCCCGCTGCTACTGTTGGCATAAGATGAACTGCATATTTAAATTGACTCAATTGTTGCATCCATTCAATCCATGTTACCCTAGGCAAATGATTGAATAATTGTCCTTCATTATCTCGCATTGCATGTGATGTTTGCCCCCATATGGGGCTATCAAATTCTTGTGCAACAATATAACTTTCAAATCCACCATACCATCTTGCAAAATTACCACCAATGATAACTTTTTCTTCAGGTTCTGGTTTAATGTGTTTAGTTAATGTTTCAATCATTAACGTTGGTATAACTTGTACGGGTTTATCTTTAAACAAACCTTTATAATATACAACATCTGATTCATTGTGTGCATAGATTGAATCACAATTTGATAACATGTTATAAAAATAAATTTGATCATCTATTTCATAATCATTGAACCACCAATGCGGACCTTCTTGTACATAATGTACTTGTTTGTTGTTTTCTTTAAGTTTAGAAATAATATCTAAAACTAATAGATTAGAGACTGGGTTGACATGATCTGCTAGTCTAGTTCCTTCTGAACTTAAATACGTTTTACCTTTTGGGAATATAACAAATACGTAATCGTAATTAGAAATATCCGGATATTTGTATATGTTATGATGATCTGCGTTTAATGCATACATCCAAGCAAATTCTGTTCTCATGTTAGTGTGATCTGCAGGAATCTTTCCTTCAAATCCCATTTCTGTTAAAAATGCTATTTTCATTTATAGAACTCCATCCAATATGCAATCATTTCGTCGAGCATAGTTTCAAATGTATAATCAGGTTCCCAACCAGTTGCTGTTTTTAATTTAGTGCAATCTCCTTTAAGATCGTGTAACTCTTCTGGTCTAAAGAACTTAGAATCAGCCTTTACATATTCTCTCCAATTTAAATCTAATTTAGAAAATACATATTCACAAAGATTTTGTACTGAATGCGATATGCCTGTAGAACAAACAAAATCATCTGGTTTATCTAATTGCAAAATCATCCACATTGCACGTACATAATCTTTAGCATGTCCCCAATCTCGAGTAGCACTCAAATTACCTAAACGAAGTTCATTAGACAATCCTAATTTAATTTTTACGGCTTCTTTTACTACTTTATTTGTTACAAAATTTGTTCCGCGTCTAGGCGATTCATGATTGAATAAGATGCCATTAGATACAAACATATCATATGAATTGCGGTAGTTTCTACTTATGTTGTATGCAAATACCTTAGCACAACCATATGGCGATACTGGATTCATTGAAGTTGTTTCTCTTTGATAGCCATCTTCATCAATTGTATTACCAAACATTTCCGATGAAGATGCTTGATAAATTTTACAATCTGGCTTTGCTAATTTAACTGCCTCTAATAGATTCAATGCTCCTAAACCTGTCACATTTGCTGTATATAAAGGTTGATCGAAACTAATTCTAACGTGTGATTGTGCTGCTAAATTATAAATTTCATCGGGTTGTATTTCTTGAATAACTCGTATCAATGATGATAAGTCTGACATATCAGCATAATGTAATTTCAATCTAGAATATACTTTATCTAATCGTGCTGTTTGGTTTTCTGATACTGAATTTCTCTTTAGAATCCCATGTACCTCATAACCTTTATCTAATAAAAATTCAGATAGATATGACCCATCTTGTCCATTAATACCCGTAATGAGTGCTACTTTATTTTCTTGCTCTATCATAATTTTCCTTGAACCAATATACTGTTTCTCTAATACCTTCTTCAATTGAAGTAAATTCAAAATCCGGAAGATATGATTTTAATTTGCTATTGTCTGATGGTTTTCTAAATTGTCCATCAGGTTTGGAATCGTCGAATATAACTCGACCTTTAAATTCAAATTCCTTTACTAATAAATCTACCAAATCCATAATACTAATCTCATTTGAAGTACTAAATATGATTGGTTCTGATTCATCATAATTATCCAAAGCCCATTCTGCTAATTGTGCAACATCTTTTGAAAAGATAAATTCTCGCAAAGGTTTGCCAGAACCCCATACAACAAAATCTTCATTGCGTTGTTGAGCCAAGTATAATTTATGCATTAACATAGGAATTACATGTCCATGCTCTAACGAAAAGTTATCATTTGGGCCATATATGTTACATGGAATTACTGATGTATATTTCACCCCATATTGTTCTCGATATGCTCTAATTTGAATGTCTGCCATTCTTTTTGCATATGCATATGGATAATTTGAAAAATGAGGTTCGCCTAAATGTATTTTTTTCTCTGTTAATGGATATTCAATATCATCGGGAAATACACACGTAGATAAAAATGAAACTAAATTAGTAACGCCTGCTTTTCTTGCAGATTCGATAACATTAGTATTTATCATGATATTATCGTGGAAATATTCACCCTTATAATTCATGTTGCCGCCAAGTCCGCCGACTTTTGCTGCACAATGGATTACATGAGTTGGTTTGTGTTCATTAAACATTGAATCACAAATTAATGGATTAGTTAGATCATAATTTCGTCCAACCTTAACATCAGCTATAATTGCTGATCCAACTAATCCTGTACCACCCGTTACTAATCTTTTCATTTCAACTCACTAAAAAACTTGTCAACGATTGTTCCGATATATTCAATTTGTTCTTCGGTAATTACAGGACTGCAACCTAAGAAGAATGTATCCGTTGTTACTTTTCTTGCTACTGGAAAATCTTTAATAACTTGTTCTGCATCCATGATACCTTCATATGCTGGCTGTAACATGATATTACCTGCAAAGTAAGGTCGAGTTTGAATTTTATTTGATTCTAAGAATTGACAAAAATCTGCTCTACTAAATCCAGCTCCATCTTTTACCGTTAATGCTACTGCAAACCAATCTGGATCCGCACCTTCTGTTGCTTTTGGTAAAACAAAGTATTCACTATATTTTTCAAACAATGAAGTAATCAATTTATGATTTTTTCTTCGTATTTGTCCAATTTCTTCTAATTTTTGCATTTGTATAAATGCCATAGCTGCTTGCATCTCAATTGGTTTAAGATTATAACCAATTTCTTCATAAACATACTTATGATCAAATACATCATCTGGCAAAGCCGGTAACCAGTTATTAAAACGTTGATTACACATACCACATTCAAGTTGATTTTGTTTACCTACACAATAACAACCACGACCCCAATCTCTAAAGCTTCTTAGGATTCGTTCCGTTTCCATATCATTACAAGCTACAAAGCCACCTTCACCCATTGTGATGTGATGTGCTGGATAAAATGAACAACTTGCCATTTTCCCATATGATCCTAGCATTTGTCCTTTATATGATGAACCTAATGCATCGCAACAATCTTCTAAGAAAACTAAATTGTATTTGTCAACTAATTCCATTAAACGATCCATATTTGGTGGATTACCCAATACGTGAGCAAAGGTAATTACTTTGATTTCTGGATCTTCTTTTAATTTCTGTTCTACTTGATCTAAATCCAAATTCAATGATTCTAATTCAATATCGACAAATACAGGAGTGAATCCTAATTGCAATATTGGATTAATTGTAGTCGGGAAACCAGCAATAGGTGTTAATACTTTAGTACCCTTAGGTAAATTCAGGCCTCGCTTCGATGTTAATGCTGCTAACATCAACAAATTAGCACTAGAACCACTATTCGTTAAAATACCTAATTTTTTCCCTAATCTTTTTGGAAATCTAGATTCGAAACGAATACCTTCTTGATTTAAAACTAACCAACCTCCTAACAAGGTTTTAACTGCAGCAACATATTCCTTTTCATCGAAATAGTTACCTGCATATTGTACTAGGTCTCTTCCTGCTACCCATTCTTTTTTAGAGTCTTTTTCTGTAATGTACTCTGCTACTAATTTTAAGATTTCTTCCATATTAGATTGTATCGTATAAATTATTTTGTTTTTCTTGTTTTTGAATTGTTTTTGGATGATATAAGCAAAATGCCTGTGTATCTGCGGGGAGATGTGAAAAGGTTGTAAAACCTTCTAACTTTTCATGAACTTTATTGACCCATTTAATCTCCGGTTTGTTTTTCCATATACGCCATTGATAGTCTGGCCAATTGATATGTCCGTTAGCTAGCACGTGCCAACCCCATTTCTGAACATGCTCATTAGTTAGCCCGTCGACTGTATTAACACGTGGTACTAAGTATACTTCGATATCTGGATTAAGTTCTAAAAGATCAGGAAGATGGCTAATTAGCAACTCATTTGGATATTCATCTGCATCAATTTGAAAAATATAATCGCCATTACATAAACTAGTTAATTTATTTTTCCAGTTTGCGAAATGACGATCAAATTTGCCTTTATGCCATATAAATTCACCGTTAATCGAATGAGTGCGTAAGAAATTTTCTATTTCTTTATCGCCATTGAGTTCATCATATAATATTACGATGTTATCTTGTGGTCGTTTATGATTAAGTAGAAATGCAACTAATCTTTGTATTTCTAAAAATTCATTACATACCGTAATAGCATAACTTATTTTCATACTTTATAATATAAAATTTTTAATTAAAATCAAACCTTTTTCAATTTAGGTAATTCTAATTTTTTAAGGGTTGGTAATTTTAATTGTACTGGTTTTGGTAATGTATCAACTATGTTATCAACTTTAGCTAATACCTTTTCATATACTGCTGCGACAGCTGTTTTAGTAAATGTTGAATTAACAAAATAACGTTGGCGTTTTGCTAATTCTTGCCATTTCTTATAATTCTTACGTACATCATCAAACATCATGCCGGCATAACGATAATCTGGTGTAAACCATTTAGCACCTTCAATTAAAAATTCATTTCTAGTAGCAGGATGTATTTCAGTTAATCCACCTTTGATTTCACAAATAAAATCTTTCTTTAAGAAATCTGCTTGTCCAGAGTAATGTGGAGCTAATATTGGTTTACCTGTTGTTGAAAATTCTAATAACGGTCGTCCAAATCCTTCTGCTTTAGTAAATGATACCATTGCTTTTACTTTTGGATGATTATATAATAAATTCATTTCAGGATCAGTTAATTCACCGTGCACTAAATATATATTAGGTAATTTGTCTTTAGGAAACGCAGAACGAATTGATTCTATTTTATTTTCAATTTCCATTCGATCCATAATCGAATAAGTTGCTCCGCTTGTTTTTAATATCAATGCTGGCTGATTTTTTTGATTCTTAAATGTATTGAAAAAACAATGAACAACACCACCGGTATTTTTTCTATCTTCGCCTAATGGTCCATGGAGCCAATGTCCTACTGATAAAAATGCGAACGTTTCTGGAATTTCATTTAAAATAGATAATTCGAATCCGTTTTTAACTGCATCTGTATATACCATTTCATCAAAATATTCTGGAATTACTTCTATTGGTGTTGAAATAAATTTACCATGATTTTTTGCAGTGGTTTCGAATACTTGTTTTGTAAATTCGCTCGGCACAATAACCAATTGCATTGAATTTAAATTATCAATCCATTGTGGTGGACATATATCTCCTTCTGTTCCTGCTGTTACACCAATATTAATTTTACCAACAGCTTGAAATTCGTTTGGAACGGTTACTTGAACCCATACATCCGGTTGTTCCGTTAATGGCAATGGCACAATTCTATTTTGAATATCCGCACTTAATGGATATGTAAATGGTGTATGTCCCCATGGCAATGAAACTAATTTAATGTCCCAATCTTGTCCACGTTGTTCAATTAAATTATTGATAATTTCACGTGCATGATGTCCGTAACCCGATTGTGTGGCTACTGGTGATGCTATAACTACTTTTCTCATTATTTTACTATTCCTAAATTAGTATATTTTTTTGTTGTAACTTTATTTAATGTGTATGAAGGACGTGGTTGTTTATTTACTGAGAATAAGTAATCCATCATATGAATCATTTTATTTCCCATTTGTTCTGATGTCAATCCGTTTGATAAAGCCCATGTTCTACCTTCAAACCCACATGCGGCACGATTTTCTTCAGTCATTGAATACCAATACATGATTGCATCACTAATATCTTCAAATTGAGCTCGGTCATCAAAAATATACGGCGTTTGTGGAGATCCTTGAAGTGATCTATTGCTTGGAAATACTGGTTTAACCCAAGTGCCATGTTTTTTATATTTACCTGTGTGATTTGTTGCAAATTCACCATCGAAACGAATCCATTCGCCATTTTCATCTTCAAAACCACATTGATCTTGCAATCCACCTGTTACATTGTTAATAATAGGTGTACCTGATAAAATTGCTTCGGTGGAACTAAGTCCCCATCCTTCATTGGAACCAATATTAACTACAACATCAGCAACGTTGTACATTGCATTAAGTTCATCAGATGTAACTTTAGCTTCAGAGAACATTATTTTACAATTAGGTGCAATTACATTTTTAACTGCAATTAAATCTGTTCCGTTTTCATCTATAGGTTGAGTGTGCATTAATAATGCAACTCGTTGTTGTTTGTCTGCTGGCAATTGGTCAACAAAATGTTTAAATGCAAGAATCAAATCACCTGGTTGTTTTCTTCTAATATTTCTATTATTCCAAAATACTAGGAAATCAACATCATTTTTAGTTTTATAATGTTCTAGCATTTTTTTATATAATGGATTTGTATTTACTAACGGTTTGAATATATTATGATTCAATCCATGGGGAACAAATCCTGTAATTATATCATCCCATTTTAGATCCGATGGAATATGATCATGTTCATCATAATCTACAACACTAAAACCGCTCTGTTTAAGAACTTCTCTGTGTATATTATCTGATTGCTTACTAATTCCCATGATCATATCGCAACTTGCATAAAAAGGTGCGTTCCACATTGGGTAAGGAAGATCATCCCAAATTGAATAATAAATAATTGGAATTTTATATGTAGTTTTAATTTCGTGTTCTAATGCATATAACCAAGTCCAATATCTAGGATCGGTGAAATGAAAAATTGCGTCAGGTTTTTCTTGATTTAACAGAGCGAATAAAATATTTCTATCGCCATACCCATTCCATGGAATAACTTTAACTGACGCGTCAGCAATTCCCGTTTCTTGTGCTACTTGTTGTGATAAATCAAGTCCCTGGCCAGCTTCTGGATGTTGTAATGCTGCACCTAACTGAACCCAATCATAATGTTTTACAGTGTTGAAGATAATTTCTTTACTAACTGTTCCGATTCCTGATGGCAAACGAAAATCATCTGCTAATAGCAAAATTTTCTTTTTCTTTGGCTTGTTCGGATCGACTTTTTGTAATTTTGGTAATTCCATTTGTAACTTTTCCTTTTTGTTATAACTTTATTATAAATATGTATTAACCTAATATAACCACCGGTTTTTTAAGCTTATTTACATTGTTGTATGCTGTTTTTAATACTGGATCTAATGTATCTTCATTGGTCATAATCATCATGTAATCGCATCGTTCTGCAATCAATTTCATGCGATGATGTAATTGTGAAAAATGATATGGTTTGCCATAATATGATTCTGGCATTGCTGAATACATATTATAACCTGAAAATGATGGATTATATTCTTCGTAACGTAATCCAAATTCTAATGTGTATTTTCGAACCATACTATTAGCGCCTTCGTTGCCGCCGGCTCCAACAATAATCAAATCATCATTAAATTGTGATTTTAATTTTTGAAGTGTATCCTGTACTTTTCTTCGGTTCTGCCAACCTGTGTTTCCGATTAATGCAATTCGTGTCATTGTACCTTTTCATGTAAAAATTTAACACCTTTGGGCATATATCCATACACCGTACGTAGCATTTGTTCTAATATAGATCTATTTTCTTTGTGATTTGGCCCATCAATGTTAGTGCATAAAGAATATTCCATTTTGCAAGTACTCGTACCATGCCAAGTAGGATGATTCTTTACTTCAAATTGATAAACATAAACATGTTCGTGTTTGTACATATCTTATTATAAGAAAAATTATTCGCGAATCCTATTTTCTTTAGGACAATTTGCATAATCTGTTTTGAATGGGCAATATTTACAATTCTTATCACCTTTACCTGATATTGCCATATATGAAGTTTCGGCATTCTTATTGCCTTCTGCATCAAAACATTTTTCAACAAATGCATCAATTTGTTTCTGCACTTTGCGTTGTGTAACAGATCCAGATGATGGTCTAAAGTTTTGGATGCGCTTTTGTGGAAACATTGATTCTTCAATGAGTTTGCGTTTCACAATAAAGAATTCAACATCAATATGATCAACAGGTGTTCCAAATTGTTTTGAAAAATAATTCTTATATGCAACTAATTGTGCTGCCTTTAAGCTATCTGCTTTTTGGTATTTATTCCAACCAGCACGTGATGTTTTAATATCAAACAAAACAATGTGATTAGTTACTGTATTACGCATTACTACGTCGATGAATCCATACCAATATACAGCTGGGTTCTTTTCAGATGCTTGAGTGCATAAATCTAACTCAATTCCTACTAATTCCCAATTCTTGCTAGAAAAATATTGTGCTCTGCGTTTCTTAAACCATTCTAAGATAGCTACACCATCTTCTAGATATTCTGCTAACTGTAATGGATTAGAAAAATGAACTCCTCCGCATTCAGTGACGCAACGAGCATATTCTTCTTTGAGCTTGTTAGTTAAGATTCCGCGGAAATCTAAATTCTCAGCTTTCTTAACTGATTCGGTATACATTACCGTTAAGAAATATTGAAATGTCTCGTGAAATGCTGTTCCAAATGTTGTATCAATTGAAGCTTGAAATGGAGCTAATCCATCTATGTATGCTAACTTCCAAGACATCGGACATCGTTCATACATTGACCATTGCGAATATGATATTCTTCTTGCTACGGTCTCTGGATCGCGTAATGATAATTTATAAATTGGGGCAATATAGTTATTTTGCTTCATTCTTCGGTTGGATTTTTACTATAAGCAATCATTTCTTGTAACATGTTGTATTTATGATCTCCGACTACTTCATAAAAATCATCGGTTAAGCAATCATCTTCGTCTCGGTATTCTACAAGTTCATCAATTGGCTCGTAATATTCAACATCTGACCATTCGTCTGTTGCAACTGCAGCTCCTATGAAATTATATCCTTCATCTTCGAAAGTACATTTACATGTAAAGCCTTTATATTCTGATTGCAAATATTCAGTTAGTTTATTGAATAACTTCTCCGGGAAGTCCCATGCAGTTGTCCATGAAATATTTATGGTAGTATCATATTCATCAACATCATCAAAATAAATCCATTTAGCGCCGAGATTTTCAATATAATAATCTCTAGTATCTTCTTTATCTAGATATAAATTATCCAACATGATGTTGCAGCATGCTTCAATTCGTTCGCCAAATGTTATATTTTCATCAATCGTATTTCCAATCCATTCTGAAAACTTTGTTGCATCTTCTGGATTTGCGAATTCAATCTCTACGTATGTATAAACGTGATTTGCCATTTCTTACTTTTTTTATATTATAAGAAATTATTTATTAGAATCCAATTGTTCTGCTAAGTATATATTGATTAGATCCTTTGTCTTAGTTAAATCTTGTTCAAAGGAACCTTTATGCCGGCATCTTACAATGCGTTTAATGATATCAAACTCATAGCTATTCAAACCCCAATCTTCTGCAAATTTATAAAGGCTATCCTTACCTTTGTAATGTGATTGTGTGTTTACATTGCTCATTTAATTCCTTTCAATAGTTTTTTCTTATCGCCGTCACTATAACCATACATTGATAAGATTCGTTCACATTGAACTTTATCCATTAAGTCAACATAATCAGCAGCTTCTGATTTGCTAACTTGATAATGCTCAGCAACTTGTTCAACTAATCCTTTTTCGTACTTATCTTCTGATTTGCCTTTTATGTATTTAGCAAATGTCTTGTTATTTGGTAATAGTTCGTGATATAATTTGTATGTCTCTTGTGGACGTAATAATCCAATTGTATATGTTTGAAATTCGTTGATCAACTCCGTTAATTCCATTCGCATTGATAAAAATCGATTCATCATGAAAGGACTAAATGCTTTTTGATCCATATCAGACCATTTCGACCATTCTTTCTTTTTATGAGTTACTCCATCAATGAAATCAAACATTGTAGCTGCCTTCTTTTTTTCTTCCGCCATTATAAATTGTATTTTTTACGATATTGTTCTTCTAACTTAGTTCCCATTCCCATTTCTACAATAATTGCATTATCTGGAATACCTATTATTCTTTTAGCATTCAAAATGTCATCAATACTTTTATTGCGAAACGTTTTTATCTTAGTCTTCGCATTGCTACGATTTGATGTTTTGAATATGATTGTTACTAAATCTTTATGATACGCCTCTGCCATTAGATTTCGCCTAATAAGTTAACAAACATTGCCATGATATTGATTTCTTTATCAACCACACTAGCATCCTTGAATTGTGCTTCTGCAATGATCAAAATGCATGGTGCAATATGGCCATGTGCAAATTCATCTAAATTATCATATAAGAATGTGTATAATGGAGTAAAATCTTTAACTTTGCTATCTGCAATGCATTGGCGAATCTTTGTAAAGGTTGCTTTTTTGTCTTTTGCATTTTTAAGCATATCCAATACTTCGGTCATGTAATTTGCTTGAATTGCACTTGCTTTATCTAATTGCAATACTCCGTTAACTACTGATGCTTGTGCTGCATTAATTGCTCGGCGTACATCTGGATATGATGCATTGATAATTGCTGCAATATCCTTGATATCATATTGAACATTTTTTTCTTCTAATACAGTAACCAAACGCTTTGCTACATCTGTTTTATTTGGAGGTGTAATTGCAAATGTCTGACAACGTGATTGAATAGGATCAATGATCTTTTCAACATAATTACATGTTAGAATAAATCGTGTTGTTTTGCTATATGTCTCCATCAAGTTGCGAAGAGCTGCTTGTGCATTTGGCGTTAAATAATCTGCCTCATCCAAGATAATGATTTTCCAACGACGGAAACCTACTGTTGATGCATAACGCTTGATCTTATCACGAACTGCATCTACTGAGTTTTCATCTGATGCATTAATATACATCAAATCAGCATCAACACTATTTGCAATAATCTTTGCCAAGGTAGTCTTACCAGTTCCAGCGGATCCGTAAAACAATAAATGCGGTACATCACCGTTTGCAATGAAAATTTTAACTTTTTCAATAATGTGTTCATTGCCAATGTATCCTTCTAATGTGTCTGGGCGAAATGATTCTACCCAAAGTGTATTTTCTGTGTTTCCTATCATATTATTTACCTGTTGATCCAAATCCTTTATCGCCTCGTTTAGTTCCACCTATCGAGCCGACAGCCATCCAATTGATTCTTTCAATAGGACATAAAACTAATTGTGCAATTCTATCACCTGATTTAACTTCGAAGTCATACTGGCCATGATTAATTAAAATGACGCCAATTTCTCCTCGATAATCTGCATCGATTGTACCTGGGCTATTTAATACAGTAACGCCATAATTCTTAGCTAATCCGCTACGGGGACGTACTTGTATTTCATATCCATATGGAATTTCGACACAGATTCCAGTCGTTATTAATTTAAACTCACCCGGTTTTAGAAGTCCATTTTCTGCACTTCTAACATCTAGACCGGCACTCCCATTAGTTTCATATTGTGGGAGTGCATTGTCTGAATTATTTACTATTTTTACTATCATCTTAATTTTGAAGCATTACTAACCAATAGCTAGATTCAAAATCAGATCCAACGAAATCAATACGAGATAATCCGTCAGGTGATACATGTAATTGACCTACATCTCCTCGATTTGCTACAAGTACTTCTTTTAACTTATCTGCTGAGAAGCAAACAGGTTCCATATCTTCTCCAGATGATGTTCCTACTTCAAATGTAATATTATCAGAATTAACTGTTGTGTAATTGATAATAAATTTAATAATACCATTTTGAACTTGTACTGCAAAGTTTTTTGCATCTGGTAATGCATTTTTTGCTTTGATGAATTTGCTAATAAATTCTTCATTCACCGGAATCTGTACTTGATAATCTGGTTCTGCATTAATTGTCGGTACTGCAGGAATAACTGTCGTGTCAGCTAACATAAAAGTTGCTTGAGTTGTTCCTTCTGAAATTTTCATTGCATAATTCTTACCAGCTGCTTCTTTAACATCAATATTGATATTCTCACCAACAGCTCCTAGCATTTTAATTAATGCACCTGTATGATTAATACCCAACATACCTGTCATAAAAGGTGTTGTATTCCATTTGATCTTACCTACCACGGTTTGATCCATATCAATCAACTCACAAGTAATTGATTGGTCTGCTTCTTTTAGTGTAACCGCTTCGCAATTTCCTGCTAAATAATAACGATTAATAAACGATTGTAACTTGCTTTTTTCCATTGTTTTCCGATTTAAAATGTAAAGTATTTATTAAAATTTTCTGCATCAGTGGTTGAAATACTACTTCCACCGAATTTTTTATATGTCTTGATGTATTTTTCATAAACCTGTGGTGCAGCATCTGGATCTGCAAACATTTCGTGTAATGAAAGAATTACATCATATAAGTCTCTAGGTATTACTGTTTCTAACAATTCTACGTGACTGTCTACCATTTGATTGATTTCATTTGCAGCTTGTACATACAAATGTGTATTGTGAACAACCATTCTAGGCATAGCTTCTTGTGAATAACGATCTAATCCGCCATCAGTCTTTCCGCCTAATAATTCATAAGTGAAATCTGAACAAGCTGGGCAACCCATTGCACATGGTACATGTTGTGTTAAGTCAATTGCAACTTCACCCGTTTTGCCTTGACGAATATGTGCTTGTCTGCGATATTCAGCATTTTTAGGGAAATACAATTCCGAGAATGTTTGTGACTTGTAATTTGTTGAATGAAGATATGTTCCAAATACTGGATATTGTCCTGGTGAACTAGAATCTGTTGTTATATAGATTCTATTGCCATAATGCTTATTCATTAATTTTTGCAATGTTGCTAAAATGAAAAAGTCGGATATTTTACTAATTCCTAATAAATGGACATATTCTAATCTAGGATTTTCAAATGTTCTTTCTTTAAGCATCAAAGATACCGCAAACATGAAGTCGACTAATTTTTGTGGACCACCAATCGCCCATCCTTGGAAATCAAAATGTTTAAATTTATGATACCACCATGTATACTCATCTGTATTAGATCCTTGTAACATGTTAAGGAATTTTGTCTTACCACTTTGATGTTTTTCAAAATAAGCAAAGTTATCATAACTAATATCTGCACATTCTGCAAATTTATTTCTATACTTTGTCTTAGGTGGAATATCTAAGTTAGCGGCAACATCTGAATTGGCTTCTAACCAATGAAAGATCTTTTCACG